GCTTCACTCGCTCTTCTTGACAACGATCCAGGCCAGCGATGCTGCTCCGTCTGATTCGACGGGCTCGCCTCTCGCTGGTGCTGTTCTCAACTTTGATCCCCCGTGGTAGAGCTGCTTTAACCATGCAGCTGTAAATCCCGAAAGGGTCTGCGGGTTAGTTCAAAGTTGTTCGATGGAGGTTTTATGTCTTTTAAGAAGCATAAAAAGGTGTCTCTTAAGGAGTACCTAGACTATCGTGTTGCATCTGAGGTTACCTTAGAAGCCGTTGACGAGTTTCTCATCGCCCTGGACTGTCCTCGATCGCTAACTGTTCATTTGCTTCTCCATTCGGGGGAGCATGCCCAGCTTGCTAATCTCGAGTTCGATCCGCTCCACTACAGTGATGTGTGGAGTTGTAGGGACGCCTACGCAGCTACAAAACTCTTGTCAAAATACAAGGATCTAACCTTGGACTATGATTTAGATTCCGTAGCCATAGAGAAGTTTCAGAAATTTGAATCTCTTTGTGGGCGCACCAATGCACGCTTTAGAGACCTTTCTAAGGACCCCTTATTCAAGGGTCCCATCGTATGGCTGCATAACGCAGTCATACGGAAAATAGAGGGTATCTTAGGCTGCATGTACGGTGAAGAATTAATCTCGTTGGCGAATTGGGGTCCTGGCGCTACAACGCTCGTGAGAGCGCGTGACGCTAGTGCAGCCAATAAGTTCCAGTTTGAAACTGGTATCACGAGAGACTTGTATGCCTTTATCCCTCACGAGATTATGGGGAAGATCTACCCCCTGTGGTCTCAGCATTTATCTGATGTCGGTTTTCCACGATACCAGATAGGGAATAAGGTTGTCACTGTGCCAAAGGATGCCACAACCAATCGCGTCATAGCTGCCGAGCCAGGTATTAATCTCTGGTTTCAGAAAGCTCTTGGCGAAATGATAGGGAAACGCCTCCGGAGGTTCGGTATCGACTTGCGCTATCAGACGACGAATCAAAATCTAGCTCGGTGCGCCAGTATTTCTGGTGACCTAGCGACGGTCGATTTATCATCTGCCAGCGATTCTATCTCGGAACAGGTAGTCACCCAGTTAATTCCCTGGCCCTGGCTATCTATCTTAGACAGTACTCGATCCCGATACGGTTTGCTAGACGAGACCTTACTGCGGTC